AGACGATCTCCAGTCTCATCAAATCTTCATGGAAGAAGCTTCCAAGAGTGCCTTGCGGTGACGCGCCGAGTGTCAATGTGGAGGCTGCGAAGAACTACTTCTGGGTGAAACAACCTAACCCAGAGGAGATCACTCGCATGAACCCTCACATCATCTCCCCCGGTCACAGCCAGCGCACCCATGAGTCGCTCCGTCGTCTCCGTAAGCTCGTCGAGTCCAACCCTGACCCGATGACTATCACGAGGGCCGGCCTTCTTCCTAGGGACACCGAAGCACAAGTCCCTTTCTACACTGCTCTTGCTGGCGCCCAAATCCGTGACAAGTACACGGGAGAGCCCGTCCTCACTCACGAGTACGACCACAAAAGTTTCCAAAACTTGGTCTATGCTGTCTGCCAACGGCAGTTCTCGTGCGCCGTGCGACCTTCGGACCACCATGTCCAAAAATTCGAAGAGATGGTTGCACGTTGGATGGATGCGTGGGTGCCTAAATTTATCGAAGCTTGGCAGCCAAACGACTGCTTTGATTACATTGCAGGCCAAGCTGCCTTCTCGAGGGAGAAGAAGTTGAAGTATGTGTGCGGCAACGTGAGAATGTTGATGGACCGCAATTACCGCGACTTCAACGGGCATTTCACTGTCATGGTGAAATCGGGCGAGGTGTACACCAACACGGCCGACGAGGCCATTCCCGAGGCCGGCTATAACAATGCCACCTCTGATCGCCCTCGCTGCATCTGCCCCCCGACAATCTCAGGGATTGGCCCGATGCAGAGCCTGTAATCCAGCTTCTTCGGCCCCCTCAAGGAAGTCGTCCCGAGTTTCATCCACTCGATGACTTCGTCTGAGATCGTCGAGTCCGTCTCCGGCCGCATCCGCGAGGACTTCAAGGCCATCAGTATCGACGGGTCCGCTTTTGACAGCAGCCAGTTTGCTGTCCTACAGGACATTGTCGAGAACAACTTCTTCCGGCGCATCAAGAGTTGCGTTGAGGAGTGGTGCCGCCACCAAGTCCGTAATCGCAAGGGCTGCCGCGACCCCAGTGACATCGCGTCATCAATGATGGCGTCACTCCTGTGCACTGACAACATCATGTATGTCCACGCGCCTGGAGTTAATGATGTCGCCTGGTCTGAGAAGGAACTCCGCGATTTTAAGCGCGAGACAGGGATTAAGGATCCGCAACCCTGGCTCAATTACGTGCGCCTCACCGTCCGCGGAACAACTTTCAGCGGCCTCTCC